TTGAATATCTTGGATATGGTCCAGGCAATTACTCAACAGGTTTGCCACAAATTCAAACAAGAACTCTAACAGAAAAAGAAGAGTTCTTAACACAATCTCAAGAAAGATCTGCTGGTATTGTTGTTTATACTGGTATGAACAATAGAGGTGACTTCTATATTGGTAACACTAAGAAGTCTTCTTCGACTGGTGAGGAAACTTCATTTGATACTCCAATTCCAACAGTTGCTGGTGAAGATCCAGCAAGATTGAGTGCAATTTTTGACGAAATTACTGTTAAAGAAAGAATCATTGTTGAAGGTGGTGATTCTCGACAAATTCTTTCGCAGTTTGATGGACCTGTTACTTTTGGTGGTGAAGTAAGAATTAAAAATACCTTATCACTTCCCGGAAAATTAAGAATACTTAATTCGACACAATCAGTTGGTGTTGGAAATGGTTCTGTTGTGATTGATGGTGGTGTTAGTATTGCTAAAGATCTTTTTGTTGGGGGCAGTGTAAGCATTACTGGTGATATTAATGTCAGTGGATCCACTAATTTTGCAAGTTTAGTAGGAACTGGTGCAACACTGGGCAATATTCAAATTGCAGAAACTGATGATAATACTATTGACACCACTACAGGCAATCTTAAATTAAGTGCTATAGAAGGTGCTATTGTTGAAATTCAAAGGAATACTACAATCACCGGTATTTTGAGTGTAACTGATGATATTACCGCATTCTGGTCCTCCGATGAAAGATTAAAGGATAATATTACTCCAATCGATAATCCTTTAACAAAAGTAATTTCAATCAGTGGTAATACATTTGACTGGAATGATAAGTCTAATAAGTCTGGAAATGATGTCGGACTAATTGCACAAGAGATTGAAAAAGTTCTTCCAGAAGCAGTTATAACGAGAGATAGTGGATATCTCGCAGTTGATTACCATAAGATAGTTCCATTACTTGTAGAGGCAATTAAAGAACTCTCCGGTAAGGTTGAGGCACTTGAGCAAAAATTATCCGATAAATAACTCTAAAGCTTATAGTAATGGCAAATATTAGGAAGTCATTTAATTTTAGGAATGGTGTTCAAGTTGATAATGATAATTTCATCGTAAATGCGAATGGACTGGTAGGAATCGGGACTTCGACTCCTACTGAATCCCTTGATTTGATTGGTAATGCACAAATTAGTGGACTTACAACAACAACAACCTTAGGTGTTGCACAAACATCAAACTTTTATGGTGATGTTAAAGTAGGAGCAGTCAATATAGATCCTAGTAGTGGTATAATTACGGCAACACAGTTTGTTGGGGATGCTTCTTTACTTCAAAATATTTTTGCAATTTCAACGACTGGTTGGGTTGCAGGAGTAGGATTACATACATTTAGAGCAATTGGTATTGGAACAGATAATCCAGAATATAATTTACAAATAGAAGAGAATCCTGCCACAGGAATTGGCATAGGAATGACAAATGGCAATATTATTGTAAGTGGTAATGTTACTGCCGCAGGTAATTTTATTGGGTCAGTGACTGGTAATGTAACTGGCAATTTAACTGGAGATGTTACTGGACTTTCCTCCATTGCAAGTAAATTAGAAACTACAACAATATTTGAAATTACTGGTGATGTAGTATCAAACGTATCACAAGAATTTGATGGAACTTCTAATATAAATTTAGTAACTACACTATCTTCATCTTTTGATGCAAATACAACTGGAAGTATTATTGCAAATACCTTAGAAAGCAGTTTCCTAAAAGTAGGAACAGGAACAATTACAAATGCCACTCTTACAGATGCTGACATTGAAAATGTCACAGTTACTGGTATAGGTTCGTTTAATGATATAAGAATTGATCGACCAACTCCCGCAAACCTTATTATTACAAGTGAAGATGATTCATCTATAAGTATTGGTAAATCTGTTGGTGCTGGTAATAGTAGTGCTCAATTACTTTATAGTCCAGCAACAGGTCGTTTAGACATTAATAACTATGATATTGGTGGAGTTCGTATTAATCTTCACGAAGGAACCGGTGTAGGAAACACAGAAAGTTTTGATATTCAATATAACAATACAAAACAATTTGAAGTTACTTATGATGGAAAAGTTGGTATTAATCGTGATGGATCCTCATTAGAAAATAATTTAGAAGTTGGTGGTGATGCTCTTATTACTGGAAATGGAAAAGTTGTTGGTATTTTAACTGTTACAGGAACTGGTGGAAATACAGTCACTTTAGGTGATGGAAGTGCATTACCAGTATCAGATAGTCAAAATTTCAATACTTTAACTGGAATTAGTACTTTTAATGATTTAAGTATAAACAATGTTCAAGTAGGAGCAGGTAAAAGTGTAGTAATTGGATTGAGTGGTGCAGAAGGGGGAGATTCTGACCTATTTGTTTTAGGTAGTGTTGGTATAGGAACAACTAATAAAAATAATTTTGTAAATCAAGGTGACCAAACCCAAAAAGTTCAAATTACCGGGGATGTATTTGTTTATGGTGATGCGACAGTAGGAGGTCTTGGTGGAGGATCTCTTGGCATCACAACTAATACTGATGGAACACTTCCATCAGATCCCAGAACGATTCCAAGCGATTTAGGTCCTACAGTTCCATTTTTATCATATGGAAATTTCCAAGTTGATACTGGTGCAGCATCTCTTATTGTTGATAATTTATTAATTATTCCAAATCTTGGAAAAACTGCAGTTGGATTTGGATCAACTAATCTAGGTATGGTTCCAACTAATCATGATACGGATAAGTATCTAACAAAAGTTGGAGTTAATACTTATTTTGCAAGATCTTTATTTGATGTAGGAGCTGCTTCTACAACAATGAATAGTTATTTTATTCCACCATCATTGACGGAAGATGAGATATCTACTGTTAGCAATTTATGGCAGAGTACAACTGATACTGGAAGAGATCAAGCAAAGAAAGTTACTCCAAATGGACTTGTTCCTGGAGGACTAGTATATAACTCCTCAAGAGATGCAGTTCAAATCAGAAATACTGCATCATCATTTAGAAACTTAAGTCCTGTTGTTGCTTTTAGTACTATTGATAGTGGAAGTATAGTTAGTAGTGATACTTTTAACTTATCAGTATCAAATGATGGTAATGATGCCAATTTTACATTTAGTAATACATTACCATCTGCAAATTATACTGTAATAGTTTCAAATCAAGGAACATCAACCTTTACTGTTCCAGAAGCAGATAAAGCAACAAATTCATTCAAAATAACTTTCAGTTCTAGTGCTGGAAGTAGAAGTTACTCTGTAATGATACTTCAAGTATAAGGACTTGACAAGACTCTAAAAACCCTGTAGACTACCTTTGTTAGGGTTGAAGAGGAAGCTATAAGACACATTAAGAACCGTCCACCAGGTCGCACTGGGGACGGTTTTCTGCTATAATAAGAAGGTAATCGAGGGAGACCTTTGACCATCACTCTCAGACCCCATCAACGCAAAGCACTGAATGAGATGCTGGCATATGACAAAGGTCAGTTGATCATCCCTACTGGTGGTGGTAAGACTTTGTGTATGATACACGATATTATTGAGAATCAAAAGTATATTGATAATGGTTCTACTATTGTTGTTGTAGCACCACGTATTCTGCTTGCCGAACAACTTTGTAGTGAGTTTCTTGAGGTAATCGATACAACTCACACACATGTGATGCATGTTCATAGTGGTGAGACTTCACACTTCTCCACAACAAAAGCAGAAAAGATTAATCTTTTTGTAAATACTGCTAGAACTGCTGGTGAGAATGTAGTAATCTTTACCACATATCACTCTCTACATCGTCTTGTAGAAGCAGACATCGAAGTCAACACGATATACTTTGATGAAGCACATAACTCAGTCCAACGTAACTTTTTCCCTGCTACGGAGCACTTTTCTGCTGATGCTGATCGGTGTTACTTCTTCACTGCTACTCCTAAGCATTCTCTCTCTATTTACAAGCCAGGGATGAATGATTATGAGGTCTACGGTAAAGTCATCTGTAATGTTCCTGCTCCTACATTAGTAGAGCAAGGATATATTCTGCCACCTAAGGTTGTTGTAAAGCAACTGGATATGGTTCAGGATAAGCAGATGATTGCCGACCGTGACTGTGAGAATTTGATTGAGACAATTGATGAGAACTCACTGGATAAGATCCTCATTGCCGCACGTTCTACCAAACAGATTATCAAACTTTTGAGTCAATCTGACTTCCGTAATGAACTGGCAAAACGTGGTTATTCTTGTCTGTATATTACATCCAAGACTGGTGCAATCATTGATGGTCAGAAAGTCAATCGTGAGGTGTTCTTTGATACTCTGAATGCATGGGGTAAAGATCCTAACAAAAAGTTTGTTGTTCTTCATCACTCTATTTTGTCTGAAGGCATCAACGTCAGTGGACTTGAGGCAGTATTGTTCATGAGAAACATGGATTATATCGGCATCTCTCAGTCAATCGGTCGTGTCATCCGTCTGGGAGGGTCTCAGAAGACCTTTGGACTGGTCTGTGTTCCAGTCTATGATAAAGTGGGCATCAGCACTGCCAAGTCCGTTCAGGCAGTCGTTGATACCGTATTCAAGCAGGGTCAACCTGCCATCTCTGTTATCCGTCGTTGATCATGAAAACCACTATCGAACTGGTTCAGGAACTTCGTTCTCTTCCTGATGACATTTACCAAAATTTCTGCAATCAGGCGAAGATGGTTGCTCTAGAGTACCCTTCTGCACATGGAATTGACTGTTTTGCCCGTGGTGAAACAATCGAATATGGGTTTATTGATATTGTAGGGCAGTATATTGACCTGAAACCTAACAAGAAGGAAGATTTCAATGATCCCGATGGCCGGTATGACCTAGAGCACCTGACGGACGTGAAAACGCAAGGAAAGGGGTTTTTACCACGTAAGGACAAGAAAGCGATGTTCTATTCTAAACAATGGGACATTAAAAAGACTGCTAGTGGTGCAAAACAGTTTGAGTCAAAAGCACATTCATACATTCTAATCGATCCTATTTGTGCTAGAATTGCCGTGGTAGATACCAGTGTGTTCTATCGTAAAAGATTTCGTATTAACACCGCACGTATCTCATTCAGTGTCAAACCACAGGATGTTTATATGATTTACGATGGTATCACAAATGTGATTGATACTTCTATTGTTCCTGACCCAGATGCAATCTATCGTGAAATCTGGAAAAATGCAGGAAATAAACTAGAAGCACTGACCACTTGCTAAACTGTCCACCAGGAGCAGATCACCTGCTCCACTCTGCTATAATACAAAGGTAATCAAGGGAGCACCACCATGAAATGCAAAGTTCAACTCTATGTTGCTGGTAATGTATTTGATGAGATCGTACAAGCACGGGACTATGAAGATGCAAAAAAAACTGCCCTTGCACGTAATCCTACAGCAACAGTTGTGAGTGTTACTGCCGTCTTCTAATGACCAAGTTTCTCAAACCTCATGTAAGTAATCAGAGTCTCCTGAATCCAAAATCAGGAGATCCTGACGGTTTTGTATCTAAAGATGGAATGTGGGCTGCTGTTCCACTAGCAGGAAAGAAGAAAGGGTTCTGTATTATACATAATGGTAGTCAAGTGCATAGTGTAAAAACGTATAAACAAGCACTTGATTATATCAAAAAATATTCTAAAATCAAAAAGAAAGCAACCTCTTCTCTTGAACAATTTCTATGACTGATAAACAACAAAAGCGCAAAGATGCACTTGGACTTTTTTATGAAAGTGTATTGAAACCAGACCATGAACTCAGAAAATGTGCTCACAATCAAGAATGTTTCTTTGAGTTAATGGAATGGAGAGCAGAAATTTTAGAATATCTTGATAGTCGTAGAAATCAGGAGTTTCACCAATGACAGCACAATATGTGCTTTTTTTGGTATTTGGAGTTATTTTATATGTGATAGTCATTGATTCAAATGTTGCGAAAGCATTTGATTATGTTCTTCAGTTAGTGAATACAAACATTAGAAAGGAATTGTGGTGGTTAAAAAATAATCCTGCTAATCCTGTGATAAAATATATCATGTATCGTAAAAATCTTAAGCTTGCAAAGGAGTTGCGAGCAAAAATAAATAAACATCTAGAGGCAAAAGAATAATATGCTGTCTACGAAATACCGTCTTCGGTTAGAATTTATTTGTAAATGTATTGCAAATAACGAAGAGGTAAAACTTGATGATATGGTATGGGCACAGAAACTTGCGAAAGCAAACACAACTGCCTATGAAATGTTGAAAAAAGCAAGAAGACAATCTTCACAAAACATTGAGGAAGGTAGTATGGATGATTTTATGAATAGGATGGGGTTAGGTGACCCGGACCCATCCAATTATAAGACGGGATTTGGATCTGCCGATGAGATTGCAGATTGGTTTAATCATGAAAAAAGAGACGATTGGAGGCAAAGAGATTAAAATGCAGGCAGTAATTTACAGCAACGGAAGTCAGGAGTGTGAGAGAATGGCATCTCTCATAAAATTTCTTGGTAATGATTTTCATGAATATGTTTTAGGTGTTGACTTTGATGATAATGCATTTGAGTCAGAATTTGGTTCAGAGGCAACATATCCTCAAGTATCAATCGGTTATCAGCATATTGGTAGCATGAAAGAAACACTTCAATATATGAGTGAGAATGGGATATTTGTATGAAACCTATAATCCTTTTTGCTTGCTTTTTACCTCTGGCATTAATTTGGATTATTATGAAACTCTCGTTATGGATTGCAGCTGTTAACGAAGAACAGAATTATGTCCGAACAGAATCCAAAAAACCACACGGACCATATGTGGCAGATGCATATGCGGATGTTGATGAGGAGGAAGAAGAATATGGAGACCGCACAGATTATAGATGATGCTTTATATGAGTATTATACTGTAGAACAAGGCAAATCAGTCCCCAATTGGAAGTATATGAAGGATGCTGATTGGTGGATTGACTACCTCGAAAGTTTAGGTATTGACCCGAGAAATCCATAGTGTTAAATATAACACAAGTTGCATTGAAGCAATGGATCAGAACTTAAATTGGAACTTATTGCATCAGTTTGCAAAAGAACTGGGACAAGAAGGTCATGACTACAAGATACATCAGAGATCCTTATCAGATAAAGTGAGCACACACAAGGAAATTGTGATAGAATATGGGTATAAACAAGAGAAACCTGATGCCTGATGAAACTTGGACAGTCATGAACAATCTTGAGCAATCATTTTCCCGAATTTCTACGGTAGAATTTATGTTGGATGAATTGCAAGAGGCTGTAGATGAACAAAATCAAATGAAAATTGTTGATATTTGTTATGCACTAAACTCTTTCCTTCCAGTTTATACTGAAAACTGGGATAAAAACTTTAAGAAAGCATGGGAACAGGTTGTAGTATGATACCAGTTTTTGTTGATGATCCTAACACATGGACAAAAATACAGGTTCCACAAGAGATTGTGAGAATTTGTGAGGATTTTACGGCACTCGATCCTCATAATAAAGAAAATACGATTACTGAAAAATTGAGATTGATTGATTGTTATTGGTACAATATGGGATACTATGATATTGCTCCCCCCTCTCTTTCCTTTGTTTAAATAATATGATTAATCCAATCTCCTATGTAAAAAACACCAGAACTTCTTATTCTAAGTTTTTAGAAAAGAGTGTGAAAGAAGTTCAGGTTCAGTTTGATGATGAAAATCCTGCATGGATTCCTTATGATACTTTAATCGCAATAGATCGCATGATTACAAATGGAAAAGAATAATATTGTAGAGTATACAGGATGCTCCCAAGAGCAGATAAGATGGGGAAATAATGATGATCCTACTTCCTATCTTATAATTGGTAAAGAATATATTATTGAAAAAGTGGATGTTCGTTCTCAACATACGAAAATCAAACTTTACAATAAGGAGGGATGGTTTAACTCAGTATGCTTTGAACTGAAAGATTCTGGGGTAAATAGTAGTTTAGAATATCTAAAAGACATGGATCCAGATAGCATACAATTAGAGACCACATCTAAACTCTTTGAATATGAAAAACTATCCAGAGAAATTGAGAACTGTGAAGATCTTGATACAATGAAAGAAATGGCTAGATGCTTTATTAAATTGTATC